CCTCACTATTAAGTGCTTTTATATCATCAAATGACCAATCAGTAACTTCAGTAATATTATTACCAGTATCATTTCCATTGATTAAAATAGGTTCATTTAACTGGAATTGACCACTAACATCACTCATAACGAGTAATTGGTTATTTGAACTTGCAGCAGTTGCAAATCCAACAGATCCACTGTATTTTCCTTTAATCTGTGCGCTATTTGGCACAGATGCTATGGTTGCACCCAATGAGACCTTTGTATGGGTCTGAATGTCATACAGACGTGCCTCATGAGTAGTTGTAGAAACTCCAGATATACTCTTCTGATTAAAATCAAATACTCTTGCTTGGCCAATAACAATAGAATCTCTATGTGCTTCTCCATTATCCTTACATCTTCTATCAAGTAATTTTACACTTGTAGAGAATCCAATAGTAGGTGAACCCCAAGAATTCTCAAGATCAACATAATTTCCAATTCTTATAGGAGTACTTGCATTCTCCTTTAACTTGGTCGTTCTTGGTTTAACGACATCAATAGACGAAGTAGATATTTTATCAACCTCATAACCCCTCACATACGCCTTTCCTGGGGATACCTGAAGTGATAGTATATCATCTGATGGTGTATTTCCATTCTGAGTCTGTTGATTAGAGAAATATATTCCTCTATTTCCAACTCTATCATTCAACGACTCTCTTACATCAATAGAGAAAGGTTTAACATAATAATCTCCAGACTCGTCATAAGTTCTTCTTGCAAGTTCATCTGCAATAATATTATACTGTGTTCTAGTTACAATATTCCTTACAATTCCATTTTCAACACGTAATAATTCAATAAAGTCTAAATCATTCTTATCTGTAAGTGCTTTCTTATGTAAAGTAGCAGAGACTTTAAATCTATCAGCACCAGGAGCAGCCTCATTGGAGAATCCCTTAGCATTATCATAAAGATCAGAATTAGCAGATGAAGCACGTACTATTTCTTCATTGATAAGTAAACCAACTCTATAACTAGGTAAATTAGTATATTGATCTAAAATTACAGTAGAATTTGGAACTTTAACAAAATATCCTCTAATAAAAAATACACCTTCACTAACAGAGAAAGAACATCCAGTTTTAGAAGCTTCAGATATAACACATCTGGCGAATGGACTATTCGTAGCAATACTTGTATTCAAATAAGAAATATCTGATAAAGTAACTAAATTTTCACCATCTTGGAATGTTTTGGTAACTCCATCAGTTCCAGATTTTGAATATTTTACATATAATGTATCATATCCTGCAGTAGATTCAGGTGCAATTAATCTATTAACTACAGTTGCTCTTACTCCAGAAGTTTCACCTTCAATCTCAATATTATTATCTACAAGATATTTTGTGTAGTTATGAACTGGTATATTCAAGAAATTTGGATCTATCTTTACCGCAAAATAACTATCATCATAAAATGTTCCACCAGGAATTACTATTGAACCTTCCTTAAAGAAATGTTGACCAAATCTTTCTATTTGATTCTGAAGAATCGATTGTAGAGTTGTTAATTCTCTCGCTTGAACTGGAAATCCAGGTTTAAATAGAACTTTATTATAGTTCTTATCCTCATTGAAATCATCAAAATATGGAGAGACATTTAAATTAGTATTCTGTGTCATTTTTTAGAACTCTACTACGATTTTTACTTCTTCTTTCTGTGAGGAAGACCTGGTGACTGATGATCTATTATCAATATAGATTATATCACCAGAATATTTTTTAACATCTGGAGGTGCTTTACCATCAACAAAGGTTTGTCCTAAATCAACATCTTTTCCACCAACTTTGGTAGAACTCACATTATCAAAAGTAATATCAGGCCAAAGATTTCCACCAGTACCACCATTAACTGTTGCTGCTGCTCCAACAAAATCCAATTTCTTATATGAATATTGGGATAAAGTTGAAAATCCAACTGGTTGATAATATCTCAAAACTCCAGTATCTGGATTCCAAGAAGCAACATAACCAACTGCTGTAGAACCAACTCCGACTGTTTGAGAAATCTGAGCGTTCTTGACAAATGTAACATCATCCGTTCTCGCTGTACCAGGAGAAGGTCTTAGTTTTAATGCACCAAGATTAGTGGCAGTCGTACTATTTAGTAGCTGCGTTCCACCATACACAAGAGGATTTCTAACTAATCCAACACGAGAAAAATCATTACCAACAACATAATCTGGAGCATCTGCAACGTTATTATCATACTTGGAATATACCATAACTTTATAACCACCAAGTTCACGATATATGTCTGAACCATGTCCACCTTTTGGTGGAATTACAACTTCAAATTCTCCACCAGATCCACCTTTTACTTCTTTACCTCCACCTGCTACTCCATCTTCAAATCTAACCACTCCATAAGTATAGTCAGTTCCACCTGCCACCATTTCAACACTCTCAATAATACCACTATTGAGTTTTACTGCTACTTGACCACCTGATCCATCACCAACAATAGGTATATTTGAAATAGTTCCAGTTGAACTTGATGTAGTACCATCATCAATTTGATATCCACTACCAACTTCTTTGACTATAACTGCTTCAATTTTTCCATTTATTGAAGCATTTTTAACGGTTGTTGTAGTTGTATCACCCCATTTTTTAGGAAGAGGTATATACTTATTAGTAGCAAACTTAACAATATCTGCAGGAGCAATAGTATAAAGATATTTCCACCAATATCCATCAGATCCATTTCCTGCTTGTCGTGGAATTGTATCTACAAAAGTTGGTTCATATTGTGATTTTTGCCCAAGTGGATAATCCTTATTGGATCCATTATTAACACAAACATAAACCTTATACTCTGAGTTCAGAACATAATAATTTGATTCATATAATGTTGAAAATTTTGTTTGTGGTGTTTTATTATCAATTTCATAGTTATTCCGATACATGTCATATGATGTACCAGATTGCCAATCAATCCTCTTAACTACTCTTCTTACGTCATTTTCAGTTACCTTCTTCAAGAAAAGCATACTATCATAGTATAAACTTTCTTGATCGAAATTATCTTTAGGATCAGGAATTCTACTATCCCAATTAGCATCTCCATATTTTGGAACATTGACGTTCTTAGGTTGGGGATGACCTAAAAATGTGTAATAGTTATTATTACCTGTTGTACCAATACCTACAAAACTGTCAACGAACGTTTCAGCATTCAGTATTCTGTATTGGTCAGTTATTATTGCTGGCATTGCTAGTGTTTTTTTGAATATTTATACCAGGTTAAGTATACTTAACCTTTAATTGGACATCACGTATGACTTGAGCAGAAGTTTGGATCCCAATTAAACCATTTTGATTGTGGAATGTATAAGATTTTGCACTAAAATCTCTACTACCACTCAAAGAACCCCAACTATATGATCCACACGTCACAACATCTGATATTATAGATGTATCTATTCCAGATAAAGAAGTAATATTAGCAAAAACTCTAAGAGTTGTTGCTCCCATACCAACCACATTAGCTGCGTAATACACATTATCTAAGAAGGTATTTCCAACTGAAACTACTTCACTTGTATGCGTGACGATACCAGTTACTCCAGGTCCAATATGAGTACCTTTTATTGTAAAATATCCACCAGTACCAATTCCTGGTATTTTAAGTTCATTGTCACCTGGAGCATCTGCAAATATTTCCGAAGCAACCTTAAGATCAAAATAAAGTGCAGGTGAAGTAGTAGTACCTATTCCTACTGCACTTGTTCCAATACCAACGACTGTTCCATAATCTCCATTATAACTAACTTTTTCAATTACTTCGGATACTGCAGTTGTTCCCAACCCAACAATACGAACATTATTAATATCTTGATCCAATTCATCAACATGATCATATAACCAAGAATCTTCTACCCATATTGTACTATCAGTATTAGAAACTGATTTAATAATTCCAGTTGTTGGATATATCTGTGGTTCTAAGTAATTCCTCTCCTTAGAAATTTTTACACCATCAATAAGCATATCATTTGTCTGCTTTCTCCACATTGTTGGTCTTCTGGCAGCAGGATCTGTAACAATACCAATACCAGAATAAGTTTGTGTTTCTACGGTATCTGCAGCAATTAATTCATAGATAATTCTATTATCCTGCTCAGAAATTCTTCCACCAGTTATGGTATTAATCCCAGCTTGAAGTTTCAACTCGTCACCTGGTTTAACAGTCTCATCAACATCAACTTCAGCATAATCTAAATCAGAACCAGCATATAGATAGAATTTAAATTTACTTCCAGTTTTTGGTGCTTCTTTGAATGATATTCTTGTTCCTCCACTAAATTCATAATCTCTATCAGGTATTTGTAAAATATCATTTAAGAATAAGAAAAGATTATTTGCAAGAATAATTCCAGATCCATCTTTAGCAACAACACTGTAATACTCTTTACCAACAGCACCTGTACGAGTAATTAAGAATGATTTTCTATATCCATTGAATAGATTACTAAAATCATCCAATTCAATTAATTCACCAAAACACCAACCAGCAAATTTATCTTGATATTTGTTCCTGATTGTCACATTGAATCTACTTGTAGCAATACCTGCTTGGAATGGAAGGTTAATGATTTGTAATTGCTCACCAATTTCATAACCCATTCCACGATTTGAAAGTTTGAAGTCAACAATACTTCCACCAGTACCAACAACAACATCAACTGCAGCACCAGATCCACTTCCACCAGATAAAGCAATATTTTTATATGGTTTTGGAATATCAACAACAGCAAATCCAGTAGAACCACCTATGCCAGTTGATGTATATCCAGTACCTGCATTTGTTATATTAACCCAAGAAACTGATCCATCTGTTATATGAGTAGTAAGAACAGCATCAGCACCAGAACCAAGTCCAACATAAACTGTAACTGTATCCGCACTAGTTGCTAAAATAGCAGTTGCAACACCAGCAACAGGGTCAGTAGTTCTTGGATAAGTATGATTTGTGGTATAATTGTCCCTAGAACAACTCATTGTTATAGAATTATTAGCAAACTGAACAGTATTTGAAGTAGTAAGGGTATGACCTGGTATAGTTAATACCATCATACCAGTTGATGATGTATATTCCGCATTTGTTGGTGTTAATGATCCATTTACTGCATTATTTGCTGCAGATACAAAACTATGAGAGAAATGCCTATCAGTTGAAGCAATGGAAACCATTGGAGCAGTAAGATATCCAGAACCACCAGTCAATATTCCTACTGTAGAAATTGTTCCTGTATTACTGTTAATAACAACATCCAAAAGTGCTTGCCTTGGTAATTGATATCCACTACCTATTCCAACATCAAACTCATTAATTATACCGCCTTTAGGAAGATCCTTATTTGCAGATGTTCCAGTAAAATCAATTGTCTTACCAGTACCGACAAGTGAATAATCCGAACTTGTTGATCCACTAAGTTCATCTACATCTGGTCTTTGGAAGATATTATTAACCAGTACCATACCAAAACTACTAGTTATTCCAGACATTTCTGCGCCATTAGTAGTCAAATCAAATTTATCAGTTGCACCATCAAAACGATCAGATATATCATCCATTATCTTATTGGAAGTATAGTCTAATCTATAATATGATCTTCCAGCAAATGTTGATTGACTTGTTAATGATCCAATACCAGCAGGGCCATAAGGAGCATCGGCAAAATAGATATTACCATTTTCTACCTTATAATCACCTTTAATGACAGTTACTGCTGCTCCAACAGTATGTGCTGCAGCAACAGTTCCCATTTGTGCTCTAAGGACATCCAACTCTCTTGCGGATCCAACACCCACTAAACTAACTTTAAGTATTTCCTGATTGATATTAATTAAAGATTTACCTGAAATATCAGCAACACTATTCAAATAAACAAAATTAGTATTAATACCAACTGGTCCTGTCAAATTAACATTAATTGCAGTAGTTATTGCAATTGGACTCTGAATAACATTATCAACAGTTATCACACTTCTAATTGAAGCATCTTCTGTAGGAACTTGTAAATTGTGTATAGTTCCAATACCAGTAACAGTAGTAAATGTAACAGCAGCACCAGCAGAAGCAAAAGATCGAGCAACAGCAACTTTAAATTTATCGTCAGTTATTTTAATTACATAAACATCTGTGGGCATTATATTTGTAGAACCAACTCCAGGAACTGTTGTTGTTCCTATACCAATTGATCCAGTGTGTGGAGTATAACGTAAACGTTCCCCAGTATTAAATTCATGTCTAGGAATATTAATTTCATATGTGCTTGTATCAATACCAGTTGCAGGATTGAAATCTTTGTAGAATAATCTATCACCAGTAGTGTATGCAGCAAAAGTGCTCAATCCAATAATTCCACCACCAACAGAAGTTGTAATACCATTAAATTGGGAACTAATATCATCTATCAATAAAACTTTATTGGTTCTTGATTCATTATATTTTGTAATTATTCTATTCTCAAATTTAACAATTTTTGATAAACTTGGATCGTCAGTTTCTTCTGTAACATCATCATAATACCATCTTTCCCATACTGATGCTTCACTACTAAGTGTTACACTCAAATCTAATTGAGAATCAGACTTTGTACTTAATTCACCTGTTGAAGTAATTCCTAGATTGGAGAATCCTCTAAATCCTGAAGTATGACTTAAACTATTAACTGGATCTTTCCATGTCAAATATGGAATATTTTCACCTTTAATTGCATAAGAGAATCTTTGATAATAATCATTATCATGAAGTCTTTGTATATCTAAATTCAATTTACCGACATCATCCTTCCATTCATTAACATTCTCAACTGTACTACCAACATCCAAATTAAAATCAAATGAGAATATTGCGCTAATACCTGCTTTATTATTACTAATATCACCAACTATTGTATCATTTTCACCAAATTCTCCAGTTACATTGTATAACTTCAACGTCTGAGCCTCAGGATCCCAACCATTTTTGGCAACATAACCAAATATATTCTTATTCGGAACCCTAACAGTTTCATTTTCAAAGAATGAAGTTTTCTCAAAAGTTGGAGAATATGATGCTAAATCTTCTACATTTATAACTCTACCAAAATTACTTACACCGCTATTGTAAGTTCCCCCAGTACTCCCAATACCAGCAATAGAATATGATACACTTTCCGTTCCACCAGTAGTATTTCTTCCAGTAATAGTAAAATACTTATAATCATAATCACTTGAATTATAACCATCAACATCAGATTCTGTTACTTTTACATTTTCAACAAAAACTTTATCACCAACAGCAAATGGGAATGGATTATTTGCATCAAATCCATTAACTGGTCCTCTCAATCCCAAAGTAACAATTTGAGTTGAACTGGTTGTAGCACTTGTAACTTGAATACCATTAGAATTGACAGTAGGAATAATTCTTAATGAATCCGATAATCCACTTTCATTTGAAAGTATATCAACACTATCAACTGCATTTCCAACTAAATTGGTTCTTGTTACAACCGAAGGTTTACCAATAGCAATAGTTACTGGAGATGAAGTATAATTTGTTCCTCCAGTTGTCACACCAATTGATTTTAATGTAAATACATCCTTCAATTCTAGGATTATATTACTGTCAGCCTTTGGTTGAATTGTCTTATCTCTAGAGAATTCCAATCCTTGCTTATGAACAACAGTATCATTTACCTTTCCAATATCAAGAGATTCAACAGTAAACAATGCATTTTTACCAGTAGTTGTTCCTATAGAAGTTATAATTGGTAATTTATTTACTTTTTCACCAGCACTAACAATCTTAATCGAATAAATTCCACCCATTGTAGAACTAGAATCTGTTGCATAAAATGCACTTGTAAAACCAAGATTATTGTATAATGTAGTTTCTCCACTACCAACCATATTAAATGTGAAAGTAGTATTTGCTACTCCAGTAACTCTATGAATTTTATTAAATTTAGAATTTACTATTTCAAGTTCTGAAGATCTTATAACATCACTCTCAGCAGCAGATGGATAAGTTTTAGTGTAATTTAATTCTTTACCTTCAACTCTATAATACAACTTATCCGAAATGGAACTTCCAAGGGAAACACTAATTTTAGCAGTTAATCCATCACCGATTGTACCTGTTCTAGAAATTAATCCAGAATCATATCTAGTTTTAAAGTTTTCATCACTATAGAAAGCAATATCATATCCATCCAAACTAGTGTCTGATACTAGAAACTCAGCTGTATTTCCTTGATATAATTCAATTCTTGGATTTATTTTAGCAAATGTGTGAGGATCTCCACCAGTAGTTCCTATTCCAATATAACTGTATGGGAATAAATTAACATCATACTTTGTTTCCGCAAGACGTATCGTATTATCAGATTCATCTATAACATGATAAACTCCATCATCAACTAATGGTGTTGCGGGAGTTGATGAATTATAAACAACGATATCTCCCGTATTAAAGTCATGATTCGCAATTGTAATTTCATCCGTAATTGTTCCAATTCCTGTAGATGCAACAGTAACTGGATTCGCAACTAATTTCCTAATATCACTATTAAATCTAAGGTCAATAGTTTGTGCTTTATTTGGAGAAATATCCAATCTCACATTATCATCAACTGTTAATGAATGATTAGAATCAGTAGTTACTGTTGCACTTACTTTCTTTAGACGGCCATTAACGTTATCAGTAACAACTTCTAAACTATTATTATCCCCACCAGTGCTCTGAACTACAGTAAACCAACTATGTGTTGTAGTATAATTTGCTTTTTGTGTAGATACACCAATAAATTCATCACTGAGTTTCACACAATATAGATTTCCATAAGTAGATAAATCAACAGCAGGTGTCAATGCATCTGTTCCTGAAACAAATACGGTAGATCCAATAGAAACAAATGATAAAACATCACCAGTTTTAAACTTATGATTTGGTAGATATATTGATCTTGGTGGTATAGATTTCTTAATAGCAACACTACCAGCATATCCAACCACAACATCCGTATAAACACTACCAAGTCCTACAGATTTTACTCCCTCAAAATACTGAATTTTGGGGAATTCTATGTTTTTATTCTCTATTTTTTCTGGAATATCATACGTAAATTCAGTTTCAAGTCTATAAACAATTGCTCCAGAACCATGTCCAGATGCAGTAGTTCCATTATAACCTCTAGTAACTCTATATTTGTTATTGTAATCATCATGTGCAATAACTTGCAATTGCTCAGATTCTACTTGAACTACATCATTAATATCAAATTTCCTACTGAGAGTAGAATCATGTAACGCAATAAATGTAGTTACTCCCGAATTCACCATAGAAGAAGTTAATCCAGAAGTTACTGAAGAAACACCAATTGTTCTAAATCCCTCTATATTTGTATAAAGAGAAGATGTTATACCCGAAATTTCTATAATATCTTTATTAGTAAGGCCATGTGGAAGAGTAGAGAGTCCTGTAACTTTACCATCAACCACAGAAAATTTCAAATCATTAATAATACTGTCGGTTGTTTCTACAGATACAATATTTTTACCATAAATTTCATCAATACTAGCAGAAATACTCTTATTGTTGAATCCTATTAATTCTCCAGATTTATAAGATTCTCCACCATCATTTACAATAATTTTCGATATTTTTCCAGAATTCAAAGAATCTACTCTAATCTCTGCATTTGAATCTAAAGAATCACCTAATAACGGATATGTTCTAAATGGATCATTCAATCCAAGATGGGTTACATTTCTCTTATATTTTCCACTATTAAGAACATTGTCAGATTGATTCGTTAATACATCATAATTGAATAAATCTGTTTTATTACGATGTTGTTTTGTTGTATAAGGGAATGTTGGAACAGTATTTGGAGTTAAGGTTTTATCAATAGTACTAAAATATGCATATATTCCATTTGGATATTCTGGAGTTTTTACAAATTTTCCATTATATTCATCCAAATCTCCACTAGAATTATAAACATAATCCTGAACAAAAGATCCAGGTGAATACTTGGATTGTGCAGGTCGTAATCCACTGTCACTTATAGAATCGATATCATAACTAGATTGCATATAAGTCAATCCAATACCCACCTCTCCAACTGGTCCATAAATTGGATTTCCATCATATGCCCAACCAATAATTTTAGAGTGCGAAGTTGGAGTTTTTTCCTTTAAAACACCAGAAATATCTTCAATATGATCATCTAGAAGATTTCTATAATAATTTCCTGGATAGAATGAGCAAATTTTATTTCCTTTAAGTATACTTCCAGTTCCAACTTGGATAATATCCCTATAAGTTGAATTACTTAAAATATTTGAATATTGTGAAACAGCATTTAATTTCCATTCATAAACATTTGCACTAAATTTGGCAGATTCTCCAGCTGGAACAACAGTAATAACTGTATTAGTAGAATTGTAATTAATACCTGGATCTAAAATATCAACATCAATTATTTCACCATTACTAATGACTGCTCTTAGTTTGGCAAATTGACCAGAAGATGAACCAACTTCAGTAACTCTAAGTTCTGGTGGAGTAGTATACTCACTACCTTTATTCAATATAGCAACAGCACCTATTTTTCCTGTACTATCAACAATTGGATTTAAAATTGCATCCTTTCCTGTCAATAACTCAATTTTTGGTCTACGTAGGAAATTGATAGTATCGTCAACACCATAAGTTGATCCTCCAGATTCAACAAATATATTATTAATCCCGCCCCGTACTTCAGCATATGCAGCAGCATTATAATATGATTCTATTGATGTAGTTGTACCAATTCCAACTTCACCACCAATATTAACTGCAATATCAGGATATTTGAATGTATGAGTGCCAACTCCAATACTATTCAAATCAACAAAAATATTTCTATCATAATTTGTTTCATTGCTACTCAATTTGAATCTATTTTCATCAATAAGAGTAACATAATAATCTCCTGCAGATAAACCACCAATTACTGTATTGGAACTAGAATAACTTACAATATCCTTATTACTAAAATTATGATTTCTTGCATACACATAATTATCAAATGTATTAATTCCAACATATGTTTTAAATAAATCCTTTGCGTTTATTGGTGGATATACTTGCGATTGTACAGTAATCTTTTTATTAGAATAAGATTTACCAGGATCGTTAATAACAATTCTATCGATTATATTTCTAATTTTTCTAGATCTAAATTCATGACTCTTATTTCCAAACTGATTAAAGTGTATTAAATTAATTTTATTAAGGGCATCACTTTTAGATATTGCTAATCCAAAAGAAGTTGTAGAATGTTTAGCAATGTAATAAGTGGTTCCAGATGCCAATCTGTCAGTCGCAAAACCAACTTGGGTATTTCCTATACCAATTGGTGTTCCAGAGGCAACATAGGTCACCTCCTCCCCATCTAGGAACTTATGTGACCTATCAATCCTACCAGGATCGACCAATTGTACGTTAAAATCAGTAAATGTTTCTGAATGTGTATATCCTCTCATCTTAGCTTCACATATCGCACCCGATCCATTTCCTCCAACTATAGAAACTGATGGAGTTTCACGATAATCAAATCCCCTTGAAGTTAAAACAATATCAGATATACCTCCTGAGAAATTTGCATTAATTACTGCACCACTACCATAAGTATCAGCAATTGATACGTTTGGTGGATTAATTACATCATAATTTTGACCTTTATTTAAAATATCAACATCAGTAAGAGGACCATAATAAACAGAGTCCTCTGATATTGGAGAATGAAGTTCTACTCCATTTAAAGATACTCCAATTGGGCCAGTAATATCCGAATTATTATCTACCAATTCTGGTGTTTTAAGTATTCTTTTGAAATTATCTTGAGTTTTTAAACTTCCATTTTTATATAAACTTGCTGGAGTAACCGTATGAATTCCACTTGCTCCTTCTCCATTAAATGTTATAGATTCAATAATCCCTACATGTAAATTAGGAAGGTTTACACATAATTGAATATCTTTAACATTAACTACACTCACATAGTAATATCCACTAGCAAATATAGTATTTGTGCCATCTACAACTCCTTCTGTACCTATACCAACATAAATTTTTTCACCATTATAAAAATTATGATCATCTACAAAAGTTATTGTTGATGTATTAGTAGATACTCCACTAGAAGTAAAGGTTTTTGATCTATTTGTTGATGAAGCAGAGAAAGAAGGGTATCCAGAAAATGCAATATATGTGTTTTTACTATCATCTACAAATGTATTCTGAATATTGGAAAGTAGAGAAGGTATTCCATAATTAGAATCAACATAATTTATTTTCTTTCTAATAACATAACTCCCATTAACATTAACAGTATTATT